CCGCCAGATCGCGCAAGCCCATGCTTACGCGCAATTGCCGGAGACGGCCAAAGCCGAAGTTCGGGCCGGCACCAAAGCGATCGACCAGGCGGTGAGCGAACATAAGGCCAAGGGCAACGGCAAGGTGCCAGACTGGAAGCTGGTCGAGCAGGAGCGCAATCGCCAGCTGCGTGAGCAGCAGGCCCGTATCCGCGCTTCTTATGAGGAATCGCAGCTCGCCTCGATGCACAACGCCCCGGTCGGGAAGCTGAACCTTCCCCTCATCCGTCGGCTGGACAGCATCTATGAACAGCTGGCCGAAACCAAGGCACTCGATCCCGTCGGCGCTGCCGCCGGTCTGCCGCCGGAACGCTTGTCGGTCTTCGGTCTGGCCGAGGCGGAATGGTTGCTGGCCTTTGCCACCGCGGTCGAGGCTCGTCGGGTCATCGAGACACCCGGTATCGCGCCCCGCCAGCGGCGTCGCCATGAGATTCTCAATCCCGTAGTCGCAGGTAGCGAACGCGTCGTGGTCGACGAGGCGAACATGACGCGAATCGAACGGCGCATACTGGCCTATTTACGCGAGCAAGGTGGACCCGCTCGCACCGTCGTCATCGCCAAGGCGCTCGGGCTGGATATCACCACGATCAGCCCGGCCATGCGTGCTCTTCGTGCTGCCAACCTGATCGTCGGCACGCGTGACGGCCGCACTGTCAGCTATGAACTGATCCGGTCGTGAGGCTCACGATCATGCGGGCCGCCCAATATCTGATCGATACCCTCGAAATGATCAAACCTGAGCAATTGAACGAGCTCGAGCGCAAGGCCTGGTTGACCACGCTGGAGGAACTGAACCAGGTTCTCAATAAGTTCCTGGCCGGGTGTGGTAGGTCGTAGCTCTGTCCGCCGAGAACGCTCACTATGACAAGTAGCCGCCTGAGCCGATCTTCGATGTTGCAATCGCACGCACCGTTCAACACGAGGCGATGGCCAGTTCGACCACGGCGGCAACGAGGCCTGGAGAGCCAGTGGCTGTGGCGAGCGTGCAATGGTGACTATGTGATCGCTTCAGAGCGGTCTTTGTTCCGTTGCGTCAGCGACACGGTGGACTTCACTTGTCCGGTACATGACAAGTAGCGATCCGTATGCCAGTGGCTTGTATCGGTCCAACCGGCGGCTGGTGCTCGAGTGTCACTAGCGTTACGCCAATGAGCATGATGGACGAGGACGACGACCAGGCCCAGGCGATGGCCGAAGCCATGACCTCGGCCATGCTGGACGAGGCCGACCGCCATACCCAGGCGATGACCGAGATCATGCGGAAGGCCGGAATGCCGCTGGCCGAGGAGGACGAGTCGTCCTGAGCTCGCCCTATAGCACTGCCCTCTACCAGCGGAACCGACGAGTCGTCCTGGCCAGGGCCGGCTATCTCTGTGAGATACGAGGTCCTGGCTGCCGGGGCCGGGCCACGACGGCTGACCACGTGGTGCCGCTCCGCCTCGGCGGGACCAACGACCTGGCCAACCTGCGAGCGGCCTGCACCCGGTGCAACTGCCGGCTCGGCTTCCGCCTGGCGCTCGACCTGGCCCGGGCCAGGCGAGCCGGCCTCGGCCGCAATGGTGGGCGGAATCCATCGCGCTGGTAGGGCGGATGTCCCGGCGATATCCGGGGGCGTGGCGAGAAACCGGAGCGACCGATCGGCTCGAGGCGGGTCGGGCCGCTCGACGCGGCGGAACGCGAGCGGCCCGAACCCCCCACCCATTTTTCCTGCCGGTCAGGGCCGCTCATGGCCTGTCAGCCAACAATCTCCGCGGACGACGAAATAAAACCGGAATGGGCCGGAGCCGAGCCGAGGATGGCCGAGGGAGCTCGCGCCGCGGCGCGATGCTGGCGAGTGATGCGACGGCCCAACCGGACGGCGACCCGCCAGACCATCGCCGGCCTCCAGGCGACCGGCCGGCTCGAGGCGGTCGACCAGGGCGTGGTCGGTCTCGCCCGGGCCACGGCCGACCTGTTCGACGAGGCCATCGCCGACCCGGAGGAGCGGGCCTACGCCCGGGCGGCCATCGGCCGGCTCCATCTCGCCGTCCTCCAGACCCTCACCGGAAAGCAGGTCGAGGATGCCGACGCTGGACTCTCCGAGGTCATCGCAGCGTTGTCGGCCCCGATGGCAGACGCCCCGGACCACTAGCCGGCCGACCCTCGGCGGTCGGGCCACCCGGCTGGCGGCCTCGGCCGGCTTCACCCTCATGCCCTGGCAGCGCCAGGTGCTCAACGTCGGCCTCGAGCTCGACTGCCGGACCCGGCTCCCGGCCTACCGGGAGGTGCGGGTCTCGGTCCCCAGACAATCCGGGAAGACGACCCTGTTCCTGGCCATCCAGATCGACCGCTCGCTCGGCTGGGGCCGGCTGCAACATACGATCTACACCGCCCAGGACCGGCTCTCGTCCCGGCTGAAATGGGAAGAGCAGGTCGACCTGCTGCGGAGCTCCCGCCTGGCCGAGCTGTTCGAGATCCGGCGAGCCATCGGCATGGAGCGGACCATCTGGACGCCGACGAGCTCGACGGTGGCCATTACCGCCAGCGGCGAGTCGTCCGGCCACGGCACCACCCTCGACCTCGGGATGGTCGACGAAGCCTGGGCCCAGCGGGACGAGCGGCTGATCCAGGCCTTCCGCCCGGCCATGATGACCCGGCCGGCGGCCCAGCTGTGGATGTGCTCGACCATGGGGACGGAGGAGTCGATCTTCTGGCACGACCGGGTCGACGACGGCCGGGCCCGGGTCGAGGCCGACGAGCGGACCGGAGTGGCTTTCTTTGAGTGGAGCGCGGGCGACGACGACGACCCGGACGACCCGGCGACCTGGTGGGCCTGCATGCCGGCGCTCGGGATAACCGTCTCGGAGGAGGTCGTCCAGGCCGACCACGACGCCATGGACCCGGCCGAATTCGCCCGGGCCTACTGCAACCGGCGAGCCGCGGCCGGCCGACCCGTCATCGACCTCGGAGCCTGGGGCCGGTGCCGGGAGTCGACGAGCCAACTGAAGGGCCTGCCCTGCTTCGCCCTCGACGTCACGCCCGACCGGAGCCTGGCCGCCATCGGCGTGGCCGGCTGGCGGCCCGACGGCCGCCGGCACGTCGAGGTGGTCGACCATCGGCCCGGGACCGACTGGCTGGTCGAGCGGCTGGTCGAGCTCGAGCGGCGGTGGCGACCTCTCCCGGTCGTGGTCGATCCCGGAGCTCCGGCCGGCTCGCTGCTGGTCGACTTGGCCGCGGCCGGCGTCCAGACCGAGACGGTCTCGGCCCGGGAGTACGCCCAGGCCTGTGGCCAGGTGTTCGACGCCATCGAGGCCCGCTCGGTCGCCCACCTGGAGCAGCCGATCCTCAACCTGGCCGTCCGCTCGGCCCGCAAGAGGGTCCTGGGCGACGCCTGGGCCTGGAGCCGGAAGGCCGGCTCGGACATCACTCCCCTCGTCTCGGTCACCCTCGCCCTCTACGGGCTCGGAAAGGCGGGCCAGGGCGTCCCGCAGATTCTGTGACCCATGCGATGGCTCCGGCGGTCGATCGTGGCCGGCCTCGGGCTCGTCCTGATCGCCGACGCCCTGGCCGAGGGCCGCTTCGAGCTCGTCCCCTTCGTGGTCGGGCTGATCATGGTCGGGCTGGTCCCGATCGACGCCCTGATCGACGCGGCCACCCGGCCGAGCCGGGACGAGCACGACCTCGAGCGACTGCGGGAGGTTCTACGAGACCGTGATGACGAGCCCGACCACGAGGGCTAACGGGGACAATCCGGTCACCCGGCGACGGCAAGCGCGAGACTCATGGCCGATGGTGGTCCAGGTCGTCGGCGTCGTCCTGCTCGCGCTCGGATTCGGGATGCTGGCGACCTGGGCCGGCTTCTCGGTCGGCGGTCTCGGCCTGGTCGTCCTCGGGACGGCGGCCGAGCTCGGTCGGGCCCGGGTGGAGTAGTGGGACTGGCCGCCCTGCTCCTGCGGTCGTCGCCCAACCTCCAGCCGGTCGCGGCCGGGGTGGGCTCGGGCGCGCCGACGCCGGCCGGCCCGACGCCCTGGTATCCGCCCTCGAGAGTCCTGCCGCCGGTCACCGAGCAGACGGCCCTCGGCGTCCCGGCCTTCTGGCGGGGCATGGCCTATGTCTGCGGGGCGGTGGGCATGCTCCCGGTCACCATCTTCCGGGACACCGAGATACTCGACCCCCAGCCGAACGTCGTCCGCCAGCCCGACCCCTTCCAGACCCCGATGGCGTTCTGGACGGGCGTGGCCGAGAGCCTGACGCTGTACGGCAACGCCATCTGTATCGTGACCGGCCGGGACCGGCTCGGCTACCCGACCTCGTTAAAGCCGGTCCACCCGCTGATGACGGCCGTCCGCTTCGTGGGCAACCCGATGACGCCCGACATCGGCGAGTATTACATCGCCGGGAGGCTGTACGACCCGAGCCAGATCTGGCACGTGAAGAGCCACCTGTCGAGGGCCGGCTGGCCGCTCGGCCGGGGCGTCCTCGATCTCATGAGCGACGGCATCGCCATGGAGTCGGCCCTCCAGTCCTACGCCGCCAGCTACTTCGTGACCGGCGGCATGCCGCTCGGGATACTCAAGATCCACCGGCCCGAGATCACGCCCGAGCAGGCCCAGGAGGCGAAGGACTCCTGGACGCTCAAGTTCTCCGGCGCGCCGACGCCGGCCGTTTTGAACGAGCTCACCGACTTCACGCCGCTCGCCTACCGGCCGGTCGACAGCCAGATGATCGAGAGCCGGCAGTTCGGCCTCATCCAGACGGCCCTCATGTGGGGCATCCCGCCCTCCAAGCTCGGAGCCTCGGTGGCCGGCATGACCTACAAGAACTCAGAGATGGAAGAAGTCCAGGCCCGCAACGACGCCGTCGCCCCCTGGACCCGGCTGCTCGAGGAGGCCATCTCGATCGACTGGCTGCCCCGGGGCCAGCGGGCCGAGTGGGACCTCACGGCCAGCCTGCGGACCGATACCCTCTCGCTCTTCCAGGCCTATCAGATGGCCCTCGGCGGTCCCGGCCCGACCTCGGCCTGGCTCATGGTCGACGAGGTCCGGGCGAAGCAGAACCTGGACCCGATGGAGATCGCCCAGGCCGAGGTCGACGCCTCCGTCGCCCAGGAGCGGATCGACCGGGGCCTGCCCGAGCCGGCCGAGCCGGCTCCGACGCCGCCGCTCGGCCAACCCATCGCCGGCGGTCCGCCGGCTCCGAATCCGCCACCGACGGGCGAGACGCTCCCGGCTCCCATGTCGCCCGAGCCGGTCGGCTCGTCGAACGGAAAGGGGACCTGATGCAAGTATCCCGACAGATGTCGCCCACCGAGCTGCTGGAGGTCGTCCGGAGGCGACGCTCGGGGCCGCTGTCGGCCATGGCGGCGGCCAACATGCAGGCCGGGATGGAGCTCCGGGACACCTGGACGGCGGCCTACATCAACGACCTGCCCGACTCGGCCTTCCTCTACATCGCCCCGGGCGGGACCAAGACGGACGGCAAGACCGACGGGGCCCATCGCTATTTCCCGGTCAAAGACGCCAGCGGCAAGCCGGACGCGGCCCATATCAACAACGCCATGAGCCGGATCAACCAGGCCGACATCCCGGACTCGGCCAAGGTCGAGGCCATGGCCGCGGCCAAGCGGATGGCGGCGGCCCATCCCGGCATCGGCGGCGGCCCGACGATGATGTACCAGGGAACGGCCGGTTCGGGCCGTTCCCGGGAGCGGGACTGGCTACCGGACGGGGCGCTCGGCTTCCAGACCCGGACCTTCGAGCTCGTTATGGAGGTCCGCTCGACCGGCGACGGCCGGACCCTCTACGGCCGGGCCGTCCCCTACGGCGTGGTGGCCGACGTCGGCCAGTTCCGGGAGCGGTTCCTGCCGGGCGTCTTCAGCCGCCAGGTCGGCAACGGCACCATCGGCCACATTCGGCTCTTCGACGCCCACGACGACCGCATGCGGGGCGGCCATCCCATCGGGAAGACGACGACGCTGGCCGAGCAGCCCGACGGCCTGTACGGGTCGTGGTCGCTGTATGACACCTCCCGGGCCGAGGACGCCCTGAAGCTCGTCCGGGCCGGCGAGGTGACCGGTCTCTCCATCGGCTTCGACGCTCGAGGCGGCGGGAGCCGGCGAGCCGACGACGGCGTGGTCGAGCGCACGGCCGCTCACCTCGATCACGTCGCCCTGACCCATGAGCCGGTCTATACCGACGCCAAGGTCCTCGGCCTCCGGGCCCGGATCCGCATGCCGGAGTACGAGCGGGAGCGGGAGCGGCTCCGGATCCTCGTCTCGTGAGCTCGCCGGCCGGGCTGCTCGCCTTCCCGCTGCTCGGGACGGTCACCGACGCCTCCGGCGGCCAGCATCCCGCCTACCACGACGGCCAGCGCTGGAACCCCATCGGCGACATCATCCTCGGCTACGTCGAGCAGGCCGCCCCGGTCACGGTGGCCAACGGGGCGACGGTCACGGTGGCGAGCGTCGACGTCGTCTTCGCCGGCGTCGGAACGGTCTGCCGGGTCACCATGGACGCCCCCGAGGTCGACTTCACCGACACCTCCGGCGGCGAGGCGCTGTTTCTCGTCAACGCCTTCGGGGCCGACCACGCCCTCGGCCACATGCACGGCGACCGCTCCCTCGGCTGGCCGGCCCGCATCGCTCGCCGGCTCGGAATCGCCGGGGCCGGTACGGTCACCTTCGCCCTCCGCTGCCGGTCGGTCAGCGGCAACCTGACCCTCAGGGCCGACGCCGACACCCTCTACGGTCCCATCGCCCTGGTCGTCGAGGTGGTCGGTTGAGCGCGTAGAGTCACGCCCGGTTCCCTTCCCCCCCTGGGCACCATCCGGTCGCGGGCCGGTCCCCCCCTCCTACCCGTCAGGGTCGGTCCGCGCCCGGAGCTCGCCGTTCGCGCTAGTGTCCGCTCGACTGGCAGCCGAACCTCCCCGTGGCGAACCGGCCGGCGTCCAGCTAACGCGACAGGCCGAACCGTCCAGCGCTGAACCGGCTCAGGGCCATCGGTCCTGCGTCGCCGCGCCCTGGACGCGCCCCCGACTACGAGGGAGAGACTGCCATGGCGAACCGACTCCTGGAGAAGCTCGGAGCCGACTACCAGCAACTGTTCAACAACTACGACTCGATCCTGAACCGCTGTAACGACGAGGGCCGGGACCCCGACGAGCGCGAGGTCGCCCTGCTCGACGGGCTGCGCTCGGAGATGGAGCCCCTCGGCGAGCGCATCGTGCAACTCCGGGAGGTGGAGGACCGCAAGGCGGCGACCGTCACCGCCCTGACCGACATCCCCGAGCTCACCGCCCGCTCGGCGTCGACCTCGCTCGTCGCCGTCCGGAGCGAGGAGTCGGTCTATCGCCGCGACGGCGGGCCCGACCGGGCCGTGTTCTTCCGGGACCTGCTCCACGCCCAGCTCGACGCCGACCCCGACTGCCGGACCCGCATCGAGCGCCACAACCAGCAGATGCGGGCCATGGGCACGACGGGGACGGGCGCGGGCGTCATCCCACCCTCTTGGTTATTCGAGGAGTTCGCCGCCCTGCAGCACGGCGCCCGGCCCTGGGCCGACACGCTGCGGCGCATCGGCATCACCGACGCCAACCCCATCAACATCGGCAAGCAGGTCACGCCCGGCGCCGCTCCGGCGGCCCAGGCCTCCGAGGGCGCGGCCCCGGCCGACGGCTCGTTCAACGCCAACCTGATCACCACCTCGCCCGTGACCTACACCGGCAAGGTCGACGTAAGTCGGCAGCTGGTCGACGGGAGCAACCCGGCCATCGACGCCCTCGTCTTCCAGGACACCATGGGTGCCTACAACGAGCTCATCGAGACGGCGGTCGTCAACGCCTTCGAGGCCGCCACCGGGCTGTCGGCCACCATCACCTACCCGGGCACGGCTCCGGTCTACGCCAACCTGTTCGACGCCTTCATCGACGCCGGGGCGAGCGTCCGCAAGCACCGCAAGGCTCCGCCGAAGGTCGTGTTCTGCTCGGAGGGCGCCTGGGCCTACATGTCGAAGCAGAAGGACCAGCAGGGCCGGCCGCTGGTGGTGACCGGCGAGCACGGTCCCGTGAACGCGTACGGCCTGGGCGACGCAATAATTTACGGCCACGTCGCCGGGATGGTGGTCGGGCTCGCCGTCATCCCCTCCTGGGCGGCGGTCGACAACCACCTCTACGTGGCCAAGGCCGACGACCTGATCCTGCTGGAGAGCTCCACCTTCAACTTCCGCTACGAGGAGGTGCTCGGCCCTTCGGCCATTCGCCTGGGCGTGTGGGGCTACGCCGCCCCCGTGCTCGGCCGCTACCCGACGGCGTT